GGAAAAGTGGGCACTCCCTACTCTTAACCTATATAAACTACAGATGATTAAACTTTTAAATAAATTTAACAACTATAGTCATAGTGTTATTAAGCGGTTGGTGCCTTCCTTTTCGGGCATGCTTCGTGTAAAAGCGGGGCGACCACTAATCAATCACGTATTAAATATGTGGTTGTTAGTGAAAGGCTCTATCACAAATTCTTCAGTTAAAGTAACAGTTTCATTTGTTCGTCATTTATACCGATTGAGTAGAGTAAACGGCATTCAATATACAGTTAAGTATTTGAAAGGATCCGTTGCTCTTCTAATGCAGGCCTTGTCGGGAGAACGTCATGTTTCCTCTCAAGAGCTTGGATTAGCTATCTCACGAACACGTTTCGGTATACCCCGGATAATTCCGGCGGTACATCGTAAACATATTCGTAACGGTAATCTCTTCTATATAAGACTTTGGCTTACGTTGTTAAGTATTTATCGGGTTTTCGACGTTGTCGGGAAACTTAAGATAGATACTATAATAACTCCGTCCAAAGCGGTAGTCGATTTTGCTGAGGTACGTAATGCTGTTAGAACATTCAATACTCGTAATATTTTTAATTGCGAGAGTAAGGGAAATCTCCCTGAACCATTTTGGATTAGTTCGAGCAGTCCTACATCGTCAAAAGCGATTAGGGATGGAGATGGGAATATAACCTATCCTTCATCATACTCAACTGCATTTCCGGCTATTATTAAGGCCTTAAGAGCCTTTGGGGACCAACCAATCCTGAGAAAATGTTATATGACCTTGTGCGATGCACTCGGTTATCATTCCTCGGTGGTGATGGCAATGTCTTTTTCAAGGTTCTTGAAAAGATATGCGCCTGATCCTATCCATTATCCTGGAGCTAAACTGCCAGGAACGGCTTCTTACTTAGGTAAGTTGGCGTTTAAACAGGAAGCAGCGGGTAAAATCCGTGTGTTTGCAATGGTTGATTGTTGGACTCAATGGTTGTTACGACCTCTTCATAGGGATCTTTTTAGATTTCTAAGAAGTCTTCCATCGGATGCTACTTTTAATCAAGGTGATACCTTGGCTAAATTTGTAACTAGTTTGAAAGAGCGTAATATACGTAAAGTGGATTCGTTCGATCTTACAGCGGCTACTGATCGGATTCCTTTAAATGTTCAATCGCTTATCTTAGATACTCTGTTTAACAGAGATCTAGGAAGCCTTTGGGCCTCTTTATTGGTTGAACGGTGGTATTCGCTTCCGTTTCCTGAGTGGGATCCTATGGCTATATCGTGTAAACGATTAGGCATAGATCCTGCTGGGAATCAATACGTGAAAACACGATTGGTGGAATGGCAAGGTTTAAAGGTGCCTGTGGTCGAAGCGGTTCGCTACGCCACGGGTCAACCGATGGGCGCATTGTCCTCATGGGCAATGCTTGCAGTAACACATCATATGATGGTTAGAATTGCAGCACTTCGCTGTGATCTGAAAGGATTCTCAGACTACTTAGTTTTGGGTGATGACCTTGTTATCGCTCATCCCTCTGTAGCTCGTGAGTATCTTATATTAGCTCGTGAATGGGATATAGGTATTAATTTATCTAAATCTGTCATTTCACGTAACGGTTCATTGGAATTTGCTAAACGGTTTGTTTACAAATACCAAGACGTTAGCGGTCTCTCATTCAAAGAGATGGCTGTTGCTAAATGGGATATTCGGGGACTTCTTCAGCTTTTCAATCGAATTAAGAGTTTTCGGAACCCTCGTGTTTCGGAGCTTCTTAGTTTCCTCGGTCATGGATACCGTGCATTATCGCGGATTACTGCGAAATTTAATAAATTAGGCCTAGGTATGCGAAGAGCATTGCTCCTTGCATCCTATCCTGGTTTATTATTTTCAACGTGTCCCGATTATGAGGCATGGTTATTTTCTGTAGCATTTAATCGCGCTACAAAAGTAACCGTGTCAGAGGAAGCATTAAACTATTTAAAGGATTTAGGTCTTAAAATGGCTGATATTAAACAATCAGACCTACCTCGAAATCCAGATGAATTTAAACAGAAAATGCATTCCTTCTATGGAACAGGCCCGGATGGTAAACTTCTCTTTCCCGTTGGGGGAGAGTATTCTTTCTCTGGTTTTATAAGCCAGATGGAACAAGCTCTTATGCCTATGTATTATCATATCATAGAGTCTTGGGATACCACGGTTGTTGAGGTTAAAGATACCTTCGAATGGGATAATGAGGACTTAGATGTGAATACTCTTTGGAGTAATCTCGAAACATTAGAAGATATTTCTGCTAATGCTTCGGACGCATCTGAGTTCAGGCCTATTAAGGACATTATCACATTAGGGTCTTCAACGTTACTACGAAGAGCGGATAAGTTTCGACTTATGTTTCCG